CTTTTAAAGTCCATGTTTCAACTCTGTAGGTATCTTCGTCTTCTAAGAAATATCTGATTACTCCTACAATGCGTTTCTTATACTTATCATACAAAGGTATAATTTCTGAATCGTGTACTAGAATCCAATCCAACACACCATTCTCAACATATAAATGAAGCCATGCACAACTATCTAAACTCGCACTTAATAAAGTTTCTTCTAACATATCTGTAACAGTTGTAGTTGTTAGGTTCTTTGTTGTGATTTTAAGTTCTGGTTGTTTGGCTAGTAAGTAATCAATCTTCTGTTGAACTAACAACTTAAAATAATTTGTGTAGAGATAACAATTATCATTCGTATTGATTGTATGTATTTGTCCGTTTGAATAAGTATTGATTGAGTTATCTCCTGTTTTAGGATTGTAATTAAAATATCCTCTTGCAACATATTTGCCTTGTTTCTTTTGCATATCGGCTTTTATTACTTTGTTTAATTCATTCATTCACATTGCTCCTTTCTTTGCGTTATTAAAACGTCACTCAATCATTACTAAATATATGTTGTGTGTCTGGACAAATATAAATGTTATCGTCTTCGATATATACGTTAATGTTTGCCCAACCTTTTTCGTTTATATCGTTCTTAAACAAAATCATTTTGTCTTTAGATTGATTGCCTAACCGTTTATTTAAATCATTAACTGTCATGAAAAATCCTTTCTTATAGTAAAGTGAAAAATATGAGTTATGTTTTTGTTTTTTATATTAACTAGCATTTAAATATTCAAAACAATAACCATGAACTGTCTTTCTTTGACCCGTTAATACGGCTGATATTCTGTTTCTACCTAAACCATAATGTTTTTCAGCACTTGAAACCTTATCAAATATTTCGCCTGTAGTTGTATTAATTATTCTCTTAGACATACCATTGTCTCTACCTTTCCATTTGGCTTTAGTAGCCTCGGTGTGTGTCTTACCATAAAAAGGATTGGTATTTCCTAAATACATTCCACTTTTTAGATTAGACATTTTGGCTTTTGCAGTCTTGGTATGTGTATAGCCTACAGTACCCTCGCCACCGACAGTTAGATTGTAACCGTTGTTAAATGTATCAAACAAATCAATATAATACCGTTCCAGTAAGGATAACTTTTCGTTATCTAAAACCTTAGTATGTATTATGTTATATTTTAAACATTTCACTCCATACTTATTGTAAGAACTTTGCAAGTGTTTATTGCAGTGTGTATTTGATTTTAGTTTTTTCTTGTGTTCTCTGAACCTTACTTCATAATTATCAATTGTTGATTTTCCAATGTAGTATTTATTAGTATAAGTATTAACTATTGAGTATATAAAAATCAACGCCACCTCCTTTTTTATTGTCATGCCTTTGCTATCCTATTGCCATTAACTTTTTTTAACACCAAACTTAATCTTATTGTCTAGTGTGTGTCTCTCCAATGCGTAGCGAACACTCGCTGAACCGTCAGGCTCGTCAGGAAAATCGTAAATTATGTTTCCGTATATATCTTTCTTATACTCATAGGTTTCTAAATCATTTGCTATGTTAGGACACCTCTTCTTATCAACTACAATCCTCGTCCTATCCTGTAACCACTTAATACCATGCGACTTACTATCTTTTCCTTTTTTTGCTTTGCCTATATTTAACCCATATAAGTTCATTTCGTTAATTGTTCTAGGTTCTGCATTATCTGCTGTTATGTATTTATTACCTGATTTCTCTTTTATCTTTGTGGCTAAAATATAATTAGAAGCACCATATAGATAAACTTCGTCTATTATATAAACCACTTCTTTCTTTTTATCGTAATATATTTCACAATAACAAGTACTATGAGTGAAGCCCCAATCAATCCCTCTATCTATTTTGTCCATTCTTGAAATTTCTTCGTCTGTAATGTGCCTTACTTCAAGTACACCATTTGGATTGTCGATTGTTCTTAAAGGATATATCTCTAATCCTTCACCGATTTCTTCACCTAAATACATATGACTATACTTTCGTGGGTTAATTACTTTTAACGCTTCTGCTTCTTGAATGAATATATCTCCTAGCCATTCTCTTGGTGCTTCGAGGTAAGTTGAATGGTGAACATATCTATCTTTTCGTTCTATATTTGCTTCTTGGTTTACCCATGAAATTCTACTAGCAGGAGGGTTATAACAATAGAATGCAATCGCTTCATTAGTACCTCTGAACAGTGATTGTAGTATGCTCAATACTTCTTCCATACCTGAGAACTCTGTAAGTTCTTCAAATATAACATACTTGCAATAACCCTTCTTAAATTTAATACTCTTAATCTTTTCATAATCTCTTTGGTTTGCACAACCTCTGAATAGAATAGTAGAACCTTTGAACCAGATACGCATTGGACTTGTAGTCGATTGCCAGTATTGAGATAAACCTAACATGTCAATTGCCCATAAGAAATTTATAAATACAGAATCTTTGATTGTGTCCTTGACTTTTCTCATAGCAACACAGTGTGTCGTTTTGCCCTCTAAGGCGTCTTTTGTCATGCTATACACTGTATAGATAAAAGCAAATGACGATTTGAGTGAGCCACGACCACCCTTCAAAAGATAGTGCAAATGCTTCTTCTCTTCTAAATCCCAAAACATTTTATAATAGGCAGAGCCAATACAATTCTTTAAATCAATTTCTATATCAGACATTGTATCAACCCCTCGGTATTGTGTTCTTTATAATTATCACAGGTTCTTTCTCTTTGAAATTATCCATGAGTTTATATATCTTAGCCATAACTTCTGCTGCTCTTATTCTGTCTTTGGCTTTAAGAACTAAGTTCGTCTCAACAATAATATCTTCATAAGAGCCTTTGTTACCTGTCCTCAATACTGTTATGTGTTTCTCTGTTTCAGTACCTCTGATACAACCAGAGAGATACTGCAATATCTCATTCTGTTTTACTATCAGACCTTCTTCTTTTTGCTGAAGCCTTTCAGTTATATATTCTTGTATATCTTCTTCTCTCATTAATCTATATGCTTTTACTCTCATTGCCTCTGGATTAACAGAAACATATCCTGCTTGTCTAGCGGCTTCACTCGCATTCAAACTTACAAGATAGTAATCACAGAATTGTTTTTGTTTTTCAGTCAGCATATTCAGCACTCTCCTTTCTTTTCTTATGTCCAATCACAATCAATTTTACTTCTTCCCGTGATTATTTTACCTTCAAGAATTCCTGAGAACTCATATGTAACATACGTATAACCTATCGGTAATAAGTAATCATATTGATATTTGCCAGTAGCAGTTTTTTCACTTGCACCAATCGACACAGTTGAGCCAATCTGTATTCTGTGAGTATCGTACACTTTTAGCGTAATATCTGTTGGGTCTCCGTACTCTTCTTCAAAGGTTTTGAACTCTACATTGAGCCTTACTGTATTATAAATTATAGCCATTAAATCACCTCATTATTTGTAGGTATAACCGTTACTGTAATCGTTACAGTTCTTTGTGTATCTGTTAAGGCAACAGCCCTGCTTGAATCGATTAAGGTTGCTTGTCTTTCAGAACCAGCCACAAAACATTGATAGAATAAACCTTCTAATGCTACTGCAACTCTCGTCATAGCAGTGTCTATAGTAAAACTACTCTCTATGTTCTTATCAGTTACCTTTGATATTGAACCTGTTATCTCTAAATCAGCATTTATACTTTTGCTTATATTTTTTGCAACACTACTTGTGAAATTCATATTAGCAGTGATAGTCTTATGAATTATCTTCTTAACACTACTGTCTATACTAATATTAGTTGAGATTTCTAAAGGTGTTGTAGAACCAGAAACAAATGTCTTATCTACTAAACCAAGCAATTCTATATTGCTTATAATTTCTTTCTGGACAGTCTTAATTAAAGAACTATTAAAATCTACAGTTGTGCTAACTGCTTTATTTATTATCTTTTCTAATTCTGCATTTGTAGTAAAATTCGTTTCGACTACCTTATTTATTGTTTTAACTAAATCAGAATCTAAAAGAATATTTGCTACAAGGCTTTTGTTTATGCTTTTTATTAAGTTTGTTTCAAAAGAAATGTTCGCCTGAATGTTTTTGGTTATATCTTTTTTTATATTGCTTTCAAAATCTATGTTACTTGATATGTTTTTGCTTGGTTGTTTGCTAGTAGAAGTTTCAAAACCTATGTTGGTTTGAATGGTTTTTCGTATATCTTTTATTACATTACTTGAAATATCAAAATCAGTTTCTATATTTTTATTTACTTGCTTACTTATATCTGTTAAAATCTCAATCTCAGTTGTAATATTTTTTGTCATATCTTTTTTTACTGAGGTATCAAAATCTATAACACCTATAATATTTTTAGTCATATCTTTCTGACATTCAGAACTAAAATCAATTCCTGTTTCTATATTCTTGTTTGCAATCTTATTTATATCTGTAGATAAATCAATTTCTGCTTCTGCATTTTTATTTACAATCTTATTTATATCACTAGATATATCAAAACCTGATACAATATTTTTATCTGAAACTTTACTTATATCTGTCGATATATCAATTCCAGTAGTAACATTTTTAGTTATATCTTTATTTACAGAAGTATCAAAAACAATTACAGTAGTAATATTCTTGTTCCTTGCCTTTGAAATATCAGAACTTAAATCTATACCTGATTCAATATTCTTATTTGTAATCCTATTTAAATCTGCTAATAAATCAATATTAGTTGTAACATTCTTTTCTGAAATCTTGCTTACAGAACCATTTAAATCAATTCCAGTTGTAACATTCTTTGTCATACTCCTAGAAACATTACTCGTAATATCAAAACCTGATTCAATATTCTTATTGACATTTTTGTTTGAATCACTTAAAATACTAATATTTGTTTCTATGTTTTTTTCTGTAATCCTTGATAAACTACCAAAAATCGATACACTAGAAGTAATATCTTTATTTGCAACTTTTGATACACTCGTACCTATACTCATATTCACATTTACATTTTTACTTACAACTTTTTTAACATTTGTATCAAAATCAATATTAGATACAACCTCCACTGGAGTAGCAGGAGTAACAGTAGAATAAGTTACAGTTAAACTTGGACCCGAAGTACTTCCATACTCATAAGACCTACATTGCCTATATTTATAACTTCCACTACTGTTGTCTTTGTGTAATAAGAGCATATCATTTCCACTAGCCCATGAACCTCTATCAACAACTTCTTGAACTATAGTCTTTATTTCAGGACTATCATAAGAAGTACCTGACGTAAAACTAGGCATAGACCATGCTACAGAAGCGGTAGTAACTGCTTTTCCTGTATAACCTGAATGATTAGTAGGTGCAGTAGCATTATCGACGTCATTAAAATAAATATTAGAAGCCATTGCACCAGATAAATTAGCATATGCAATATAAGTTAGATTTGCTGCTGTGATTGTTGCACCTTGAGCAATTGTTACATTTGGAAATCTAGCAAATAAACTTAATGTTTCATAAGTCGCACCAACTTGACAATAAGTGTTCGTTCCGTCAAAACCACTATTACCATTTATATAACCGTCGTCACCGTTTGCCCCCGTTTGATATGTACTAGGGTCAATAACTACAGGATATACGGCTGTTTCTAGCCATTCTGTATCAGCAGTATAAGTAACTATACCATTCGCATAAGTCATTGTCACTGTGCCCTTGTCACCATTAGAATCAATCATAAACGGTGCAGCAAGGAAACCAACAACTTCTCCTTCTGAACTAACATTAATCTTATTGTCTATTAGTTCAACTGTACAGTTAACAAAGGTAGAAGAAAAATCAAATACTGTTTGTGTTTCTGAATTCTTTAAATATATGTTGCATTTGATTCCTCTACGGTCTGAAATGTATTCTAAATCTACATTGTCCCATGCGTTTTCAAAGAAACAATTATTGTTTACTACATTCTTTGCTTTGTCTGGTAAAATATAATCAACATAAACGTTCTTAGCAAAACCATAACGCAAAGTATTATTAAAAAACCTTATGTTATGGTCTGCCTTTTTTATTTTGAATCCAAAACCTTCTTCATATTCAAAATCAGTTTCTATGTCTTCGTACTTACCTTTTTTGAGGCAATGAATATTTGTCATATGAAATTTAGTTTTATATTTACCATTGTCTAATAAAAAGGTCTTACTGTTTCGTTGTCTTTTTTGGATTTGTTCAATCACACTACCTCACTCCCTTATCTGCAAAGTAGTCTTACGCTTGGTCAGAAATTGCTTTGATAGTAAAAGCGATTCCTTCTCCGTCCGAAAGATTTACAACTGAGAAAGTACCTCTTAATAACATACTACCAGCAGTTGAAGCACTAAATATACCTACTTCTGTTATTGCTCTTGCTCCACCTGAAGCCGTAATTGTTCCTACAACCTGATAAGAATCGTTCGTAGTCGTGGTTGTGACCGCACTTTGTGTACCTGAAGTTCTATCTTCTGAACTTTCAGTCTCTAACGTTGTATCACTTACAGTCGGAGTTGTTGTCCCCGTGCCAAAAGCAATAAATTTATTATCTCCTGCTACTAAATCTGCTGTTACTAAGCCCAACCCCACCGTAGTTACTGTGTTTACGTCTGCCATTTCAAATCTCTCCTTTATTTTTCATTTATTATTTTATGATTCATTTGAATCAAGTACTGCCTTCTGTGTTTGTTCTTTTGGTTCTACTATATCCATTATTACATTTGGTAAATCTTGCAAAGTTCCGTCTAATAACACTTTCTGCATACCAATTTCCACTCTTTGACTTAATTTACTTGTAAACATTTTATCCCCCCTTTTAATATTTATATATTTTGCGTATTGCTGTTTCTAATTTGCTCCAAGGCACTGCTATATTTTTAGTCTGGTATAAGTAGTTGTCTGCTGTTGGTAACTGATAGCGGTAATCCCAATAGTTCTTATTAGTTAAATATAATCTTTGCAACTCTTTAAAATCTATTACATATATAGTTCTTGTTTCTTCTATGCAGTACATTATAACGTCTGCCTCTGTGTAATAAATCCAACCTAACTTACCTCTTTGAACATTAGACATTGTTTCTAAAAGCATGTCACCAAAATCACTTCTACGTTTCTTCTCGTCTACTGTCATGCTGTTACCGTTCTTGTCATATAAAATTTTGTCAATACCTTTTTTCTGTGTTGGTAAATCTGTTATTACTACTGTACGCTTAACACCTAGTTCTTTATAAAAATCTGTAAACATTTTATCTTTTGCTGCATATGCCAAATCATTCTTAAAATCATTCATAATAAAATCACCTTTTTAATCTCTCTTTTAAATTTAGAAAATCTTTTAGATTTGTTCTCTCTTTATAATTGTTTCATAGCCCTTTTCTTTTAAATCTATTTCTAATTTTTCTGAATTTTCTT